GTCGACTGTAAAATATTTGTACAAACAATGGTTTGATCCACCAATTACATCTCGAACAAGCTTCATCCACATCTCACCTTCAGGAAGATTCTTGACCATGTGTTCAAACAACAAGAACTCACAGGCCTCCATCATCTGTCGTGTAAAATGCGATTCAAACGCCTTAAAGTCGCCTTCGAAGTACTTCGCACCTTCAAAAGACAACAGTCCAGAAATGTACTTGGGTCTGTCTGCAACTGGAACTTTCTTTATAAATTCGGGCAGTTGATATACGACCTCCTCAATCAGACGGAATATTGGTCCGACCAAACATTTGAACATGTCTGATCTCGAATTTATTCCTCTAGCATGCTTAAATTCCGGATATGTTTCGTCCTTAATAAACGACTTAACAACATAGTCTTTAATTGTGACGATACCGGCCCTATCCGTCCATAGCTTGGAGAGTTCCTCCTTCCTCCACAAAGGATAAGGACATTTCTTCAACCATGAAAACACGCTAGTGTCAGAGTCTGCTGGGAGTGGGTCTAGGCGATCTAACCAATTTCTGACAAAATTGGTGAACTCAATTAACAAGTTCGGGTTTGGCGCAGGAGGCTTGCATAAAAATCTCTTGCGCACCCCGGCCTCTGCTGTCAATGGACAAGTCAAGTCGGGTTTGGGTGGAGCAATGCCAGTAACGTCCACACCAAGACTGACCTGCATGGGCATTCGTCGGTAGTTCTTCGGGTAGGCCTTGGTCCTCTTAAACTCAACACCATCTTTAATTTCACCGATTGATGGGAGGAGAACCTCTTGATACCTATAACCGAAGCCGACGCGACGGCAAGTTAGTGGAGGTCCGGGAAACGCCGAGGGAGATCCACTTGGCGTTTCTGGGAATGAGCGACGATTATCATCGCTGCTCTCGCTGTATTGCTAATGACGGAACCATCATTATTTAAAAACTTATTCAAATTCGAAGCGAGAAAACGAGTTGAAATTTGGTTGAACAGGACTGAAATTTCTGACTGACTCTTACGTAGGTCAAGTGATGGTGACCCAAGTAGCTGAACCAACAACTCAACCGAGATCAATATGTTATCAATACCACATACTCTATGAATTGGATCAATTATAGGGTCAGATAAGAAGAAGTAACGTGTCGGACTGAATGCATAAAGATCTATCTCCGCATAAGCTAACAACGGATCATGATATGTCACTTCAGTATAAGACATGGCATGGACACGGTCATCGAACTTCAATAATTCGTCAACTGTTCGATCATCATTGACGCGGACAATGGTCATCCTCAAAACGGGACGTGGTTGGTATTTAGGAGGATAAAACGATTTTGCATATAAAACTGAGACTAGATGACATAGAACCAGAATGCTAAGCAGGAGATGATATAACTTTCCAAAACTGCCAGTCAACTGAAGATTCAATGATCCAGTTAATATATGACTGGCTAGAGCGTAAACAACAGAAGTCATGAGGAAAAATAAATATTTGCCGACATAATCAGCCAAACCATAATATGCAGATTCAACAAAATATGAGGCTGAATCACTCAGTACATGATAAACCAAAGACAAAGCCAAACAAATAGAGAGAATAGGGTAATATGTTCTCCAAAACCACATAATAGACATGGATGTTTTCGTTCGGACAGAGGGTCGATTGAACCAATGAATATAATTGTCAGGTGAGTGAGAAATGAGTCCAGGCGAATAGTAAGAGTACTCCAACTTTTCCCGTGTTTCATCGGATAAAACATCAGGTGAAATTTCAGCGTCG